GAGAAGAGAGGTATTGACAGTAATGTTTGGATATGGGAACCACCTAATTATACAAAAGATTATATAGTATGTGCTGATGTCAGCCGCGGTGACGCAACAGATTATTCAGCGTTTCATATTTTAGATGTAGAGAGTTTAGAACAAGTAGCTGAGTATAAAGGTAGAATTTCAACAAGAGATTATGGTAACTTGTTAGTTAATATATCAATTGAATATAATGACGCATTACTAGTAATTGAGAATAATAACATTGGTTGGGCGGCAATACAACAAGTAATTGATAGAGAGTATCCCAATTTATTTTATATGAGTAAAGATTTAAGAATAGTAGATACACAAAGACATATTAATAATAAAATTAATAGAACAGAAAAACAACTGATACCAGGATTTACTTTGACACAAAAAACAAGACCATTAGTTGTAGCAAAGTTAGAAGAATTTTTTAGAGAGAAATTAGTAACTGTACATTCAAATAGATTAATTGATGAATTGTTTGTATTTATATATAACGGAAGTCGTGCCGAAGCTATGTCAGGATATAATGATGATTTAGTAATGTCTTACGCGATGGGATTATGGATAAGAGAAACGGCATTAAGATTGAGAACAGAAGGTGTTGAGTTACAAAAGAAAGCAATTAATAGTATAACATCAAACCAAGGTGTTTATACACCAACAGATAACCAAAATGATTCTTGGGTTATAGAAGTTAATAAACAAAAAGAATCATTAGAGTGGTTAATTAATTAAAGAGGTAAAAAATGGCTGATAAAAGTCTAAGATCAAGATTACAAAGATTATTTTCAACTAATGTAATAGTAAGAAATGTAGGTGGGAAACAATTAAGAGTTTCTGATACAAGTCGTACACAAGCGTTTACAAAACAGAATCTTGTTGATAGATATCAAAAAATATTTACTGGCGCTGGTTTAAGTGGTTATTCAGATTCACTATTAACTAAGTCAATGAGATTAAATCTTTTTAAAGATTATGAATCTATGGATAGTGACGCGATAGTATCTTCGGCACTTGATATTTACGCAGATGAATCAACAATGAAATCTGAATATGGAGATGTTTTAGAAATTAAAACTGATAATCACCAGATTAAAGAAATATTACATAATTTATTTTATGACATTGTTAATATAGAATTTAATTTATGGCCATGGATTCGTAATATGTGTAAGTATGGTGATTTTTTCTTACAGTTACAAATTGATGAGAAATATGGTATTACAAATGTAGTTCCGTTATCTGTTTATGACGTATCACGATTAGAAGGATTAGATCCAGAAAACCCAGAATACATAAAATATTTAATAGAATCTACAACAAGTGAACATAGATATAAACCTGAACGATCTGCTACAAGAACTGAATTAGAAAATTATGAAGTAGCACATTTTAGATTACTTTCTGATTCTAATTATTTACCATACGGTAAATCACAAATTGAAGGTGGTCGTAAGATTTGGAAACAATTAAGTCTTATGGAAGATGCTATGTTGATTCACAGAATTATGAGAGCTCCAGAAAAAAGAATATTCAAATTAGATATCGGTAATATTCCACCAGCAGAAGTTGATAACTATATGCAACAAGTTATTAATAAAATGAAAAAGGCTCCAGTTGTTGATGATGACGGTGAATATAATTTGAAATATAATATGCAAAACATTACAGAAGATTTCTTTTTACCAGTTCGCGGTGGTGATAGTGGTACAAGTATAGATTCACTTCCAGGTTTGACTTATGAAGCAATAGAAGACATTGATTATCTTAAAAATAAACTTTTAGCTTCATTAAGAATACCGAAAGCGTTTCTTGGATACGATGAAGCAGTTGGTAGTAAAGCAACATTAGCAGCAGAAGATGTTAGATTTGCAAGAACTATTGAAAGAATTCAAAGAATCACTCTATCAGAATTAACTAAGATTGCTATTGTTCATTTATATGCACAAGGTTATCAAGATGCAGATTTAGTTAACTTTGAACTTGATTTAACAAACCCATCAACAATATATGAAGAAGAAAAAGTTGAGTTATGGAATAATAAAACTTCACTTGCATCTTCAATGTTACAAGATGGTTTAGTTTCTTCAGAATGGATTTATAAAAATATTTTTGGATTTACTGAAGAAGATATTAAGCATGAAGACGAAGCTATAGTATATGATTATAAACAAAAATTTAGAAGAGAACAGATTGAAACAGAAGGTAATGATCCTGCTGAGAGTGGAGAAGCGACTGGAACACCATCTGATTTAGCAATGGGTAGAACTGGTCATGAATTGAATGATTTAGGACCCGAAGGTGGTTCACCTGAAGGTGGTTGGGATGGTGCAGGTAGACCAAAAGAAGTTCCACATTACGGAAAAGATGGTAGTGCAAGAGGAAGAGATCCATTAGGTGCTCACGATAAACGAAAAGGTGGTAGTGGTTCACCTAAATATGGTAAAACACTAGCATTGGCACAATATGATTCGTTGAAAAAGTCAATGAATTTCGGTAAAAAAGATAAAGAAATCATAACAGAAGTATCAGAATTAGAAAAAGAGTATAAAGAAGAAGTAAGTTCATCAACTAAAGGTGTATCAAATGAATAATTATTATTTAACTTTATATTTATTTATGAGAAAGTATAATAGAAATTGGAGTAATTTACAATGGCTCGGAAATTAAAACATTCTAAAATAAAGAATACAGGTATTCTTTTTGAATTATTAACAAGACAAATCACAGCAGACGTATTAGCAGGTAAAAGTACTAAATCAGTTAAAATTGTTAAAAATTATTTTAATGAAAATACTGAACTCGGTAAAGAACTTCAATTATACCAGATTCTTTCAGAAAAACACTATGAATCTGAAAATAGAGCTAGTCATTTAATTGATGTTGTAGTTAAATCAAGACAGAAATTGAATAATTCCGTTTTAAGACGTGAAAAATATAATCTTATTAAAGAAATTAAAGAGAATTATAACGCAACAGATTTTTTTAACGGTCGTATATCAAATTATAGAGTGTTAGCTTCTATATATAATGTATTTCAATCTGAAACTTCTCAAGAAGAATTTAAACCAGATCATATTGTTAACTCTAAATTTACTGTTTTAGAACACATCACAAGTAAAAAAGTTAGTGATAGAGAAATAAAAGAAAGAGTATTAAACGAGTATTCTAAAAACGATAAAGATTTAAGATTACTCGCGTATCAAATTCTTGTAGACAAGTTTAATCAAAAATATAAAACATTAAATGAATCACAAAAAAACTTATTGAAAAGTTATATTAATAATGTAAGTAATACAAATTCTTTACGTGATTTTGTTGATGAAGAATCAATGAAGATTAAAAAAGAATTAAAAACTCATATACCTAAAGTTAAAGATGATATTACTAAGATAAAATTAAATGAAGCAGTTAATCAAATAGACAATTTAACAAAAGGTAAAGTAGTTAATGAGAAACAAGTTTTAACTTTAATGAGATATTATGAATTAGTTAAGGAGATTAATAATGTCCACAAAACTTGAAATTTTAAGAAAGTTTATTAGAGAAATAATTAAACAAGAATTAAAAGAAGCCTCTGTAACTGGTAATATTGATGGTGGAGAAGGTCCACCCAAAACACCAGCAGCGTTTCGTAAGAAAAAATCAAAAAGAATTAAAAAAGCTGGACACGAAGATGGTCATAAAGATCCAGCTATTTCTGGATATAGTAAAGTTAATGAAGGTAAATATCACGAGTATAGAAATGATGATACTATGACTCCAAAACAAAAAATTGGTCGTTCAATGAGAGAAGTTCGTGATGGATTAAATAGTTTAGAACAACTTGTTAAAATGAATGTTAAATTAAAAAATGAATTGAATGTCAATTCACAGTCATATTGGAAAAATACACATAAGGCTTTACATAAAATAAGTGAAAGGTTAGTTAAGTTAGCTAATAAAGTTGGTCAGTTACAGTAAAGTAATACCATGCCTTTCGATGAAAATAAAAAGTCTTACATGGACACTTTGTTCAGTATATCTACTTTGTTAAAAAGATGGCATACTGAAATACAAAAAAAAGAAGTGGATAAGAATTATATGATTAGACGACTCAATCAATGGATTGAGATGTTAGAGAGCCTTAAACAAGAAATTATGATGGGACGAGATAAATGAAACAACTTATAGTAGATTATTTGCCATTTGAAATAAAACCAGAACAAATTACTGAATCCATGAAAGAAAATAATGGAAAGTTAGTTGTTCGTGGTGTATTACAACGAGCTGAAGCAAAAAATCAAAACGGCAGAGTATATCCACGTGAAGTTTTAGTACGTGAAGCTAAAAAATATCACAAAGAATTTATTAAACAAAGTAGAGCTATGGGTGAACTTGATCATCCAGAGAGTTCTGTAGTAAATTTACAAAATGTATCTCATAATATTAAAGAGATGCATTGGGAAGGTGATAATTTATTAGGTGAAGTTGAAGTACTAGGTACACCAAGTGGTAATATATTAAAAGAATTATTTAAATCAGGAATTAAATTGGGTATATCTTCACGAGGAATGGGTTCAGTAGAAACTGTAAGTGAAGGTGGTGAACAATCACAAGAAGTACAACCTGATTTTGAATTAATCGCATTTGATTTTGTATCGAATCCATCTACACACGGTGCTTTTATGTATCCAATGCATGAAGGTGTTAATAATGATATAGAAATACCAGCTGGTAGAGCATGTGGTGACTATTGTAAAGTAGAAGCTGTTATAAATGACATTATGCGAGGGGCTTAACAATGATTAGTTTAAAATCACTAGTCAAAAATATGAAAGAGGCTAAAATCACATCACCTAAGAAAGGTGTGGAGACTCCGTTAGATGCTAAAGTTCAGATACCTGGATACGGTGTAATGACGAGAAAACAATTACAAGGTGGCATTCAAAGAATGTTAACTGAAACAACAAAGTATGTTAAAAAAGGACAAGTAGAAAACGCTTATAATGTTTTATATAAAAGAGGTGTCTTGAAAGGATTTTTAGAAACAGAAATTAAACATAGTGGGAAATAATTATGAAAATTTTAGAATCGTATAAAAAAATAGCAAAAAGTATGTTGATAGAACATGCATGGGATAGAAAATTCGGCGAATCACTTCCCACATTAGAAGATGTAATGAATGAAGCTGATGTAATGAGTCATGTTATAAAGTATAAAGATGAAGATGGTAATGAAAAAGAAATTACTGTTAAGAGTGCATTACAAGCAGGAGAATCACATCCAGCGTATAAACAGGCAAGTGATATAGCTGATAAAGGACAAGCTGGTTTAGCACAGAAAGATAAAGAAGAACCAAAAGCTAAAGGTTTTGAACCTGATGATTTCGAAAGAGACTTTGATGATAGTGAACCAGACGATGACCCAACCAGAACAGATGATGATCCGGATTCTGAATTTGGAAAAGATTATATGAGTAAATTTATAGGAACTGATGAACCAGACTCTTTTGACGCTAGAAAAATACTAGCTAAAATGTCAAGAAAAGAATTAGCTAAGACTAAATGGCCATTTGACCCAGAGGATGAAGATAATTACTTAGGTTCACCTGATTATGACCCCGAAGATGATTCGTTTAAGCCTCCTAATTTAGATGGTTTAGAAGATATGGATTATACAACTCTTAAACAAAAATATATGGATTTACTAGCTCATAAGGCCCAGATGGAATATGATATAGAAGATGCTGACAGTCAGGACGACCCAGATTGGGAAAAAGAATCTCAGGAGAAGCGGAGTACTGCAGTCAAAAATCAAAATAGAATTCTAAAGTTACTAACACCTCAAAAGCAAACGGTTGGTATGGGTGGTAGAAGTACACGTGGTGGAATAGGAATAAGAGATTCAGTAGAAATTAACGGAAAAAAATATAAAAAAGTTAAAGAAGAAAAGAAAGCTACAGAAAAACATATTTTAAGAGAAAATTATGAAAGATTTGGTGGTAAATAATGGCTAACTATAGAAAAATGATGGATACGTGGAAAGATTGGCGTATTTCTGATAAAACATTAAAAGAAAGTAAAGAATCTATAAATGAAAATACAGTAGTTTTTTCAAAAGATGATATGGAAAAATTACATAGAGATGGTAAACTTATAAAAGATGACTCTACATATATCTACTCGGAAGATTAAAATGATTAAACTGAAAAACTTAATTAAAGACGTAACGGAAAAACATAATTGTGATTGTGGAGGTAGTTGTTGTACTGTAACTGAAGGTCCAGATGAAATTAGAAAATCTAAAAAAGAATTACAAAAGTTAGTTAAGGCTGAATCAAAACTAAGAGATAAGATGATGAAATTAGAACAAGTTTTTTTACAAGATCCAACAAAAGGAAATGATAAGTTAGCAAAAGAATTAAATCAATCTTATAAAAAACACGTAACTCAATTTATGAGAGATGTTGTTTCATTAGTAAGGAAAATAAAATGATTAAATTAAAAAACATTTTAAATGAAAGTAAATTCGCATTTGATAGAAAGTTTGGTGAATCACTACCTACTTTAAAAGATGTTACTGAAAAACATCAAACAGAATCAAAAGAGCAATTAATATCAGAAAAAAAAGAACTTGGTGGAGCTTTAATTAATAAAATTGATGATTTAACTAATAAAAATGCTCATAATATGGCAAGACTTACACTTGCTAAAGCAATGAGAAATAAAATTCTTATGAAAAATTATGAAGCATTAATGACATTACATACAAAATTTCGTGATATGAGTGATTTAAAATCAGCTCGTGATAGATTAGATAAAGAATTATTTACACAAGCAAAAAAAATGTATAGTGATTATGAACAAATACATGGAGTATTTTAATGCCGTTTAAATCAGAAAAACAGAGAAAATGGATGCATGCTAACGAACCTGAAATGGCTAAGAAGTGGGAAAAGGAAGAAGAGTCTGTAGACGAAGAAAAGAAAAGGGATTATAAAGCAGAGTATAAGAAATATGGTTCATCTACAAAGGCAAAGAAATACAGAGCAGAATTAAATCAATATAACAGAAAAAAAGGAACTTATGGTAATGGTGATGGTAAAGATGCATCACATAAGGGAGGTAAAATTGTGGGATTTGAAAATCAATCAGTAAATCGTGGTAGAGCAGAAAAAAGTAGATTGAGAAAAGAAGCTATATTTGAAGATATGAATGACGCTCAGTTAGCAAAAGGAATTAAACATTGGGCTAGTAAACATAAAGGTACAGGAATTGGATACGGTCATGTACTCGGTCAACTGGCAGTTCATATGAAAGAAATGGGTTGGAATAAAAGTTATAAAGAAGTTGCACGTATTGCAGTAGAATTGGGTAAGAAGAAAACAGTTGAATCTATAAAAGA